AATTTAGGCGAGGCAATTTTGCCCATATGAATTACATAAGATATACGCCGATCAGTTTTCCCGGCGAGACGGATCTGGTCAGCAAGATACACTGATAATCCTTTTTGTTGTGAAAGATCAGCATCAATATCAATGGCTCTGACCACTCCCGATGTCCAGTCTGGATTGTGATCTGACACCCCTGTGGAATGACGAGCATCCCCCAGCCAGCCATCAGACTTTCTATCCCGATCGGGAAACCAGTCATCTACTTGTTCCCTGAATTGAACTCCCGCTTTGCATAACCAAGGTTTCAATTTACTGTTGCCATCACCATCATAGTTGCCGTGCCTGATGAAACAATTCCATAAAATGATTCATTATCAGACAGTTGCATTGTTAATTTATCGCCATTGTCCATTCGATAACCAGTTGATGTTGTCACATCAGAATTGCCCAAATAAATAACTCCACTGGATGAATGCAAATAAACTGATTGATCAGCTCTATTAGCGGTTACTAAAAGAGTCGGGGTAGTTGTTACTGAAACCTGTGATGTTTTAGGCATTTGGTATTACCTCATGTTCTGGGTTATTGCATTCCCATTGATATTTATTGTTTAAATTCAGCTCTAAATGACCACATGTCCATTTTGGAGCAATAAAAGCATCAGCCACTTCATCATATTTATAACCAATTCCTGCATAGTTATAACGAATTTTTCCATTGTAAGATGTTTGAACCCAAGTTCCACCAAGATTATCAATTAACCATTGATAACCTTCATCGCCTGCTGGATCATTATTATCTCCAACCAATACACGAAGAACAACATTATTCTTATCTATTTCTGCCCAATTACTCATTATGCAGTCCTTGTAAATGTGCCATTTGCAGTAAAAGCATGATATTTATATCCACCTGAAGTTGTAATAGTCCCACCGGTTGCAACAGCCGATCCAGATAAATAACGAACTATAATCAAACCAGATCCGCCAGATCCGCCATAGTTACCAGTCCCTCCACCTTGACCCCATCCACCGCCACCGCCGCCAGTATTTACAGAACCATTACCAACTGATGGATAAGTTAAACCATCTCTACCATTACCACCGCCGCCAGATCCGCCAGCTCCACCATTTCCTAAATAAACTGTGGTTTGACCAGCACCACCGCCACCACCACCGGCAATGTAATAAGTTCCTGAAACATTTTGTCCTAAACCTGTTGCTGAAAGCCAAGAAGAATAGGTGGCATTTCCAACTCCACCAGCTCCAGCACTAGCACCACTACCATTACCACCAACTCCACCAGCTCCACCACCGCCGGAAGCTCCATAATAATTCGCACCTGAAGTTGAAGTTCCACCAGCATAACCTTGACCAGATGTTGCAGAACCGCCAACACCATTAGAAAAATTGCCACCGCCGCCAGATCCACCGGAAACTCCGTTTTGCTGGGCACTGGAACCACCGCCACCGCCACCGCCGCCAACGGATGCAGTTAAAGAACCAAATTGTGAATTGTTTCCATTTGCGCCATTTGTATTTGAAATGGAACCACCGGATCCAATAATACAAGAATAACCTGTACCTATTGTTAATAGTTGAGAAGTAAAAGCAAGCAAACCACCACCACCACCGCCGCCAGCGTTATTATATCCACCACCACCACCGCCGCCAGCCACTACTAAAATATCAAAAGTAGGAATGGGTTGCGCGTAAATTGCAGAATTTATATTTCCAATCATTAATTAATGGCTCCTAATACATACCATGTATCTATCGCAGTTTTAATGCAAGCAGCAGATTTATATTGAGCCAAAGTTGGTGAAGCCGCAGTCGCACCAGCTGACAAAATTGTTGTTGTACCTGAAGTTACTGCTGAAATTGTGCAAGTTCCTGCACCCTTGTTTAATACTGTAATGCAAGTACCAACTGGAAAGGCTACTGAAGCATTTGTTGGTATCTTAAAAGCAATAGCAGTTGCCTTATTCATTGGAACTAAAGTCTGATATGAGTCTGTCAATACAGCCGTGTAATCCGATGTCTGATCTGATCCAACAGTAAATGTAACCAATCCGTTGAACATTGCAGCCGTCATTACATCGCCGGTTGCTGCTGGAAATCCTGATGCCATTTGTTACTCCTTAGTAGCTTAGTGTATTGGTTCCCAAGACACCATACAAACTGGATCCTATTATAAATCCATCGATAATTGGTTCAAGGGTAGTAAATGTCGTTTTCCATGAATTTGTGGTTATTTTGTGCATAACCCCAAAAACCTGAAGATTCTTGGTAATGGTTGATGTGCCCACTACATTGGGTTGGGTAGTTGTAATCGTGACTGGGCTAAAATAGTCCAATCCCAAAGCTGCTTTAATTGAGTCATCACTTGGGTAATAAACATCAAGAGTAATGGCATCGCATCGAATAGTTGTCTCAGCACGGCTGGCCACATAAGCGAGGGCATAATTAGCCGCTTCGGCGGTGGTTTGCATCAATAAATCTGTTTGAGCATATGAGTGGGCAAAGTATTTGTTCACCGATGCCGTGCTAACAGCTGTTTGAGTGGCCAATCCCGTGGCTGTAATGCTAGCCTGATTGACAATCTGTTGATCATCTAATAGCCATTGAGCATTAAAATACGGAATTTGTGTGCCATTGTCATTAAAATATGTTGGGGTGCCAGCAGGTGAAGCGGTGCAATAGTTACGATTCTTAAAAGTAACAATTCCAGAGGCATCAATATAAAAAGCACCATATTCGGTTATTTGAACTGTCTGGGCAGCTGCTAAAGCAGATCGAGTCGTACCTGGGTCATTCTGAACTGTCGTATTGCCAGTTTGAATCGACCTCATAGAATTAGGCCAGCCAATAGTGTTTAGGATTTGATTGATTCGGGTGCCTGAATCATCTCCAGCGGATGCTCCAGTAATGGTTGTAACTAAAGCATTTTGAAGCAATCTCATGCCATCCACAGCTGTAATGGTTGTATAAACAACATCTCCTACATATTTAGGAGTTGTGGTGTTGTAGCCTGTAATAAAGCCAGCAAAGATTGGATATGACTTACCTTGATAGGTTGCTGAGATTTGCACCTTACGCATTGGAGTCAAATAGCCATAATAAGGTGATGATGTATTTTGTGGGTTAAAATCACCGTTTTGATCCACGATCCGCATGGATAAAGTTCCAGTTTGGAATTGATCGGCTATGGCATTTCGACCACGCTGAGTTTGAATTGAATCTACTTGATCAGATACATCTACAACCAAAGATGTTGAATCGGCAAGAATGTTCGTACCAAAGATACCCGTACCAATAATAAATGCTTGACCAAAGGATGCTCCAGTGGAAAAGTTAATTACAGCTTGTACGGATGGAATAGCCATTAGAATCCTTGACCAGCAGGTACTTGAGACAATCCATTTCTGTTAATAAGAAGCAAAGCGTTTTGTACCACAGTGGTCATGTTGGTTGAATCAACCATATTGGTTGCATCAATATTAATGTTATATGTGGCTGGGCTGGCTCCGTACATATATGCCTGATATGAACCTGATTCTGGATTAGAAAATTCTTGGGTTAATCGGTTTCTTTGGGCTTCCGCTATTTTTTGTTGATCTGCCAAATCGTATAATCCACTGGTACTTGAAGTATTACCTGGTGTTTTAGGCGCAACAGTTCCCGGATTCGGAATTGATTGTTGCAATAAAGCCATTTGAGCAATTAGATCCTGAATGTATTTTGGCCAATCAGCAAATGGGTTTAATGCTTTTGGCAAATTGGCAATAGTAGAAGCAAGGTCGGTTGTTTTTAATTGAGATACCAATAATTGTTGGCTTAAAGCATAAGCCGCATCCTCATTTTTGGTTAATAATGCTAACTGAAGATCAAGTCGTAATTTTTCTTGCTCAGTAATTTTGCCTTGTAAAGCAGCGTAAATTTCAGCTTGTTGAACATCTAAAACAGACCCGGCTTTGGTTAATAATAATTGAGCCTTAGCTGCTGCGCTTTGAGCTTTTGCTGCGGTTGTTTGTAAAGTTGCAGTTTTAGCTTGAAGTGCCGCTAATTTGGCTCTTCTTTCATCATCTGCTTTGGCTGCTCCACCACGATCTGAACCTGCACCGGCAACTCCTGGCTTTGCAACAGTTGGATCACTAACTAACCCACGCCAAAAATCTTTGCTGAATAAATGGCTTTTGCCAACAGTGGAAAGAAATGCTAAGCCGTAAGCCAATTTGCCTACTATTTCAGATAGGTTAGATAATGACTGGGTTGTTTTGTCGATGTTTCCGTCGGCATTTAATCCTTGCAATAATCCTTTACCAACAGCTTCTTTTAGTTGATCATAAGCAACATTTAATTTGGCAATTTCGCCGGTATAGCCGGAAGCAGCATTTGATGCTTGACCAGCAAATAAAAAATTTAATTCTTTTTGTAAACTAGCAAAAGATGCCCCACTGAGTTGCGCCTTGCTTAATCCAATACCTAACTTTTGAAGAGCTGTGGTATTGCCGACATAAGCCTTGGAAAGAGCTGCGGTTACGGATTGAAGATCCTTGCCAGTGCCAGCAGATACATCTAAAGCTGTATTTAATAAACTTTGTGCTTGCTCTGTGTCCCTGGTAGCAAGCAATAATTGGTTATATGCTGGTTTTAACTCTTCATCAACAATGCCAACTTGTAATGATAACTTGTTTAGAAAACTGTCAATGGCTGGTGACTTATAAGCCATACCTAAATTGAGTAAAGTTTGGTTTAATGATTTACCGGCTTTTTCAGATTCAATAAATGCATTCACTGAACTCTTACCAAACTCAACTATCTTTTGGGCTGAAAATGCGCCAGCAAATATCTTGCCAAATTGACTTGCGCTCTTTTCGAAACTGCTTAATTGTTTTTGACCTTTGGCTAAAGCCTTGCCGTCAAATTCGGTCGCAACCGATACAATGATATTTTCTTTGGTTGCCATTATGGTTTCGCTCTCTTGTTAAATTCTTCAATAGCTGAATTTATGGCCTTAACGGCTGCTGGTAATACCTTGTTATTATCCCGCATCCATGCCTTGTAAATTAGACGACCTCTTTGTTTACCAGATCCTTCTAAATTGCCTTGAATGTTTTGAATAAATGTACGACCCGCTGTTGGGTTGCTTGAATGAGAATAACGATTACCGGCTTTGCCTTTACGACCGACCCATGGCTGACCTTGTGGATTGGCTCTTCCGGCGGTTTCATAAATGGCTCCAGCAGCTGTTTTATTTACAGTGCTATAAGCAGAAACAAATCCATTTGCATTTGCTTTGGTTTTACCCATTCTATAAACAATGCCACGCTTAATTGCAACTGAATTAAATGCTCTGGATGTCCATGTGCCTTTTTGGTGTTCCCAACCGGACATGCTTGAAAATGGGACATAAGTTCTTGCATCATCACGAACGACAATCATTGCTGCTTTAATATCGTCGTTCATTTTTTTATAAAGATCCGGCGTGTATTTTTTCATCGCTCGGCGAGTATTATCGAGCCCTTTTACTACGATTGGCACGCTTAAACTCCTCGCCTCTATCTTTTAGATATTGGAGAATTGCCTTATAGGTTTCTTGATC